TGTAAGTGTTTGACATGTGATTCTCCGTTTGTTGTGCCGAAATGGCGCGTAAAGATCACACGGCCCCGTCTCTTGAGGCGAATCAAGGGTTTGCCGGCCTTGGACGGCTGGCCTGAATCATGGAGGATCCGCAGGCGGGGTTATCGCCTGTGGGGGTGCCATTATTCTGGACACCCTTGAATCGCCGGGGGCCGTGTTATTCTTGGAGCTCCATTTCGGGGTTTCCGACAAACGGTGAATCACGCCTATGACAAAAAGTTATACCACGATTAAAGCCCAACGATTAGCGGAACCGCTTTTGCCAGCTTACAAGTTCAAGACCTCTGAAAGCTTGCGATGAGCTTTGCCAAGAGGTCAGGATAGGTGGGCATCCCGAAGGGATCTGGGAGGGTACAGACAAGGTTAGGCAACCCCAACCGCTTGATCTGAGCCGTAGAGGTAGAGCTGTCACGAACATGGAGAAGTTCATAAACACATCATCTTCTTGAAGCCCCAAGGCACAAACTATAAGTCTGTCTAACGATCCCTAACAAAGCCAACTGGATCGGCCAAGCGAACCTGAATCGTGCCGAATAATTTCAGGCAAACACTAACAAACCTACATAGGGAGATATAAGGTATGGTCAGTCGCTTGGACAGCTACGCAGTCCAGACTCCTTATAGTCCTCATTCCTATAACAGGACTCTAGAGGCTACATCTCCAACACTCTCACATCTCCTAAGTGACCATGCATCCGCAACCGTCAGACCATCCAGAAAGCACGAGACAACCCGGCTGATTCGATATTGAAACTGGTACGGGGAGGGGGAGAAACTCCGGCGTGTGTATAGAAGTTCCCACCTCCGTACAAAATAGGGTATTTACAGATAACCGGTTTGCCGTTATAACTGCCTGACCTATATGACTTAATGGGAGAAAGTCGTGTCCGAAAATCAAAAGAAAAAAGAACATACGGTGGAATATACCCCGATGTCTTATCATACGATGTGTCAGGCCGATAAGGAGCGCATACGTAAGCTACAGGACAAAGGGATACCAACCCCTTATGATCCTACCCCTTCGGATGAAGATGCCTCAGATGGCTTTGTGATGCTCTATAGGGGATATTGATATGGAGGCAGACGATAAGCAGGATAAACCTGCCCGTCGAGGTAGACCGCCTAAAGCGTTAGTGAAGAGTAAGACACAAGGAAGTCGGGGTGTCGGAAGGGGTCGTCCTAAAGGCGATGCCGCTATCATTAACGATTACAAGGCAAAGATGCTATCTTCTCCTCGATCCAAAAGGGTATTGGATACGATTTTGAATGCGGCGTTAGATGATGACCATAAACATCAATCCGCTGCGTGGAAGCTTGTAATGGATAGGATTGCCCCTGTTGCTGCTTTTGAAAAGGATATTATTAAGAGCGGTAGCCGCAATGCGATACAGATCAACATCACGGGTATCGGAGAGGCATCTACCAATACTAATCAACCCAACGCAATGGACGATGGCTTTGCTGTCATTGACGGCGATGTGGTCAAAGAAAACACGATGAAGGGCGAATAATGCTCTATACCAAAAACATAAACCTGACAGATTCGACAACCCAAACCATTGTGACGATTCCAAATGGGTACGTTGCCCACTGGACGATGGCGTTTATCTCTAATCTGCACAATTCTACGAATGACATTACGCTTTTTGTGGATAAAACCCCCGATCCTGATGTCTATATCTTTAATGGAGCAAGTGTGCAGTCCAAGGAATACTTGTTATTGGATGGAAATGCCGTGTTTGTACTGCAATCTGGGGATGTTATTAAGGCTGCGGCGGGTAGTTCAGGCAATATAGAGGTCGTTGTGACCTTTGATTTACTGGAAGCCCCCGCTACATTCATAAATTTTAACGGCGGATAACCTTGAGATACTTCAAAATTGAAGAATTTGACTGCACATTCACCAAAAAAAATGAAATGAACCCTGAGTTCCTCTTATTGCTGGATGAATTGCGTGACTTATCTAACTTTCCTTTCGTCATAACGAGTGGGTATCGTGATCCTTCACACCCAGAAGAGGCTAGAAAGACAAGCCCCGGCACCCATTCCAAGGGAATAGCTTGCGATATTCGCGTTAATAACGGTGCTGAGAAGTATATTATCGTTCAGAATGCCATGAAGCTGAAGTTTACGGGCATTGGTATCGCCAAAACGTTTATTCATGTTGATGTCAGGGACACAACCCCTGTGATATGGACGTATTAAATGGATGAAGGTCTAGAGTTAAACGTTGAATTGCTGGATTGGCAGCAGTTAGTCTACAAAGATCCCTCCAGATTTAAGGTGGTTGCCGCTGGCCGGCGAACAGGAAAGTCTCGTCTAGCGGCGTGGATGCTGATTATTAGCGCACTTGAACATGAAGGCGGCAATGTCTTTTATGTGGCCCCAACTCAAGGCCAAGCTAGGGACATTCTGTGGAATGATCTCCTAGAATTAGGTCACGGCGTAATTTCCGGCTCTCATATTAACAATCTCCAAATTAAATTGGTGAATGGGTCAGTCATTAGCCTTAAAGGTGCGGACAGACCAGAGACAATGCGAGGTGTAAAACTTCGGTTTTTGGTCATGGATGAGTATGCGGACATGAAGCCGGAAGTCTGGGAGCAGATTTTACGGCCAGCACTAGCTGACCATAGGGGTTCAGCCATGTTTATTGGTACACCTATGGGCCGTAACCACTTCTATGAGCTCTTTAAGTATGCAGAACTTGGCGATGATGACACGTATTCTGCATGGCACTTCACAAGCTATGACAATCCAAAGATTGATCCTGATGAAATTAACGCCGCTAAACGGGGCATGTCGTCTTATGCGTTTCGTCAGGAGTTTATGGCGTCATTTGAGGCGCAAGGCTCCGAAATGTTTAAGGATGATTGGATAAGTTATGGCGAAAAGCCAGAATCCGGCGATTATTACATAGCGATTGACCTTGCTGGCTTCCAAGACGTTACAAAAAAGAAAACCAAGAGTACAAAGCTGGATGAAACAGCCATTTCAGTCGTAAAAGTATCCGATACTGGCGACTGGTACGTAGAAAATATCATTCATGGTCGATGGTCACTGGATGAAACTGCCATAAAAATCTTTCAAGTCGTCCGAGATTATGAACCTATATCTGTTGGGATTGAAAAAGGAATCGCAAAACAGGCGGTAATGTCTCCATTGATGGATCTTCAGAAGAAGTATGCTCAGTTTTTCCGAGTGGAAGAGCTATCGCATGGAAATAAACGAAAAACAGACCGTGTAATGTGGGCATTGCAAGGAAGATTTGAAAACGGCATTATCTCGCTAAACAAGGGTGACTGGAATGCTCAGTTTCTTGACCAACTGTTTCAATTCCCCGACCCTTTAACGCACGATGACTTGGTTGACTCTTTGGCTTACATTGACCAACTTGCAAATGTGCCGTATGGCATTGAAGATATGGATTTTGATGAGCCAGAAATCTTAGATATTGTGGCGGGATATTAAATGGAAGATTTGACAGTACCAGATCCACTGACAGTCCAGCAGAGCCTTGAAGATTGGGTGATGAACAAGTGTGATGACTGGCGAGATAACTACCAGTCTAATTACGAAGATAAATTTGACGAGTATTATCGTCTGTGGCGTGGAATTTGGGACCCCGCAGATGTTGAGCGCAAATCTGAGCGATCAAGGCTCATATCTCCTGCGTTACAACAAGCTGTTGAGTCAAATGTTGCAGAAATGGAAGAGGCTACCTTTGGTCGCGGTAAGTGGTTTGATATCCGTGACGATATGGGCGACAAAGAAACGGCTGACATCCAATACTTACGCAACAAACTAACCGAGGACTTCCATAAGTCGCAAATTCGCAAGAATGTTGCAGAGTGTTTGATTAACGCTGCGGTATTTGGCACTGGCGTTGGAGAAATTGTCTTAGAAGAAGTCAAAGACATGCGCCCAGCCACTCGACCCATTATGGATGGGCAGCTTCAGGCTGTTGGCATCAACATTTCAGACAGGGTATC